CCTTGCCCTTAGATTTCTTCGCTGCCATCGTCGTCCTCTTCTTCTAGGTCTTCGTCGAACAGGTCTTCGTCGAAGTCCTCTAATTCTACATCATCAAACTCAAAGAGCGAAGGGTTTAATTTTTCTTCAAAATTTCCCATATGTATTCCTAGTTGGCGTAGGCTTGAAACTGAGGATCGTTGACAAGTTCTTCTGCATTTACTAAGTTGCAATCAATTGTAACAACTGCATAGTTATCTTTATAACGTCCACGAGGAAGTACACGAGTAGGTACAAATACTTCATTCTGGAATACAACACGGTCCTTGATATGCGTACTTGGGTCTCCTACCATTGCTGGAAGTAGACGATTTATATCTGCAACAGAAATTACGAGGCGCAAAGTATCTACTACGTAAAAACCTCGTTCATTCATTATGTTAGTACCACGAAGTTGTTGCGCCATAATTACTGGCATATCAAAAGGTTCTTTCCAGCGACGGCCCTTGCCAGTTACTTGACTAGATGTATCGTAAATATCATCGTAGACTTCAGTTGGATTTGCATCTAGATACGCCTGATCCCAAACCCACCAGTCAACTTTTGTGCCTACAGGATCACGAAGATCATCAACTATGCCTTCATTAATAGAAAGGTTTTCATAGTCAATCTTAAATCGTCCTTGGACTTTAGAACCACGCATAGGTTAATTGTGAGGGTAAGTACGATTAGTTACAGCCTTAATTATTCTGGTTTTAAAGAATTCCAGTAAGATACATAATAATTCATATCTAATGGAAACCGTTTTATGTGTTTTGCTATGGCTCCAGTATGAGCGTGTATTGGTATTCCAGCCTCTTTTACTTTTCTAAAAAAAGCAATGTCTTCACCAACAAAGTCTTTACCAATACCAGGTTTTTCAGCAAAGACTGATTGATTTGGAAATTTTGTTCTTAATTTTGACACAATAGATCTATGCATAAGTACTAACCCCATTCCTGCAGAATCAACTTCTATTACTTGATTTTCAGGTAAAGGGTGTATGTATTGTAAGGTGTGTTCGTCAATGTTTTTAAATATGGCTGGAAAAGGTTGCATAAGTACGTCACCTGTACTCTTAGAAATAAAATAAATTCCACTTACTATAGGTCTAAGATCTTTATCTGCTGTATCCCATAACTTTTTTACTATATCTATAGATAATGAAACATCTGAATCTATCCACAAAAGCCAATCTATATCGGTAGAATCTGCCCAATTATCAAATAATATCTGTCTTTGTTTACCAATTTGATTGCCTTGAACATTCATTGCAGCAAATATATTAATACCGTTATTTTTAGCATTAAGTATTACCTGGATTAATCCTGCAGCAAATGTTCCATCTACTAAACCGTTATCACACCAACCAATAACTACTTTTTCTTTAGACTTAGTATTTATTACGCTCCCCCTTTTTAGTAATCTATACTATAGGAGATTCTACCCAATTTGTAACAGACTCATCCCAAACATAGTTTTTTGGGTTTTCTGGGTCAAAAGTTGGTAAATCAACTGGAGCCTTCCAATAAGATACGTTGTGACTTATCCAACTAGGATAAGGTTTACGTTGGATAAAGACTCCACCTACATATTTACCACCAGGTTCTGCTGGTTCGTCTGTGTATTCTACACAGGTTTTACCAGTAATTGTCTCAGCAATAGTCAAAGATGCAGCAACAAGTGTATTAGTAACAACGTCATTTTCAATTACTGCAAAAGTTGCCATTATTTATACCCTTTCATATGAGGAACAAAAAAATTAATTATTTTAATTTTATCAAAATTAATAACGTAACACATAGACCACTCCACCTTGTCCAGCACTACCAGATCCACTCTGGTAATAACCACCAGTGCCACCATTAGAACGAGCATATCCTGCTGCAATGATTGCAGAGTTAGCAGTAACACTACTGCCACCAGACGTGCCACTTACTGAACCAGGTGATGAAGCCGCCGCATTTCCTGGAACATTCCAAGTACCGCCAGTTGCTGTTCCACCTGCACCGCCACCGCCATAACCAAGTGAGCCATTAGTTGGGGATTTTCCACCAGTAGCAGTAATTCCACCAAAGGTGGTTGTTCCTCCGTCAGTTCCATTTGTTCCACCAGGTCCACCAGTACCATTAGCACCAATAGTAACTGGAAGGGAACCTGTAAGTGCTATGTGTGACGCTCCAGCACCGCCGCTACCGCCACCAGCACCGCCACCGTTACCACCACCGCCACCGCCACCGCCACCGCCAGCAGCCATAACATAGGCGTAACCAGAGGTTGATGTTGTTGTATATGTTGTTGAAGATGTAATTGTATCCAGAGTCCCACTAACAGCAACGGGTGCTACAGCAGACGCTACTAATGTAATTGTAACAACAATACTTGTACCAGCATCAGTCCATAGTTTTATACGGTTTACAGCAGAAGGAATATTTACGGCTACAGTTCCAGAAGCAGTTTCTGCTGTAGCAACTACTGTTGTTTCACTTGACATAAATGCAACTCTTGCTAGTACCGTAGTAGCGCAAGTAACAGTATAAACAGCAGCAGTTAAAGCCACTGTTGCGGAATAGTTTGTGTTTGCCGCAGGTACTGTAACAGAACTTGCGTTGGGTCCTGCAGTAACAACATTAAGTTTAGATATAGCCATTATGCAATCTCGCTTCCAAATGCTGAAAATGAAACAGTTGCAGTTGATGCATACACGGTTACTACGTCGGTAGTAGCAAGAGTAATACCTAATGTAAGGGCTGTCGTATCATTTGCAGCCACAGTTGCATCATAAGAAACGTAGTGCTGTGCTGCAAGTGTTGCACCAGCAGGTCTTACAGCAACCCGAAAAGTAGCAGCAGAGGCTGCTTGATTACATACCGTGATTGTGGATACTACCGTTGAAGTAGCGGAGGGTACTGTATATAGAGTTGTTGCTGTTGTTGCTGAGGGATTAGATTGCCCTAATACCTTATATGTTGTTGCCATGTGACTCCTTAAGTAAAGGTACTAGTAAGGTACCTAATAAAATTTTACTTGTACTGGTAAACAAGTAAAGGTTAATTGGTACGGGCTGCTTATGTGGGCTAAAGTGTCCCTATGAATTTGGTGCAAAAATCGGTTTTCCAAGGGGGCAAATTAATGCCTCTAATTTTACCCCACTCAACCACCGCTGGTATGGGCTTAATGAATCCATCTATTTTTGTTGATGATGATGGCGATATCTTAGTAAATATTCGTCATGTAAATTACACCCTATATCATTCAGAAAAAGATCAACGTTTTTTTAGTCCTTGGGGACCACTCTCCTATCTACATCCTGAAAAAGACCAACGGCTAGTTACGACCAACTACCTAGGCCGTCTTGACAAGGATTACAATCTAATTAATTTTACAAAAGTTGATTACTCAAAGTTAGATGTTCCATCTATCTGGGAGTTTGTTGGCGAGGAGGATGTACGCATCACGCAGTGGGATGGTAACTACTACCTGATTGGTGTGCGTCGAGATACCACGACCAATGGGCAGGGTCGCATGGAGTACTCCAAGATCGAATTAGATAAAGAGAATTGGACAGCCACAGAGGTACAAAGAGTTCGTATCCCGCCTCCTGTGGATGTTAACTCCTACTGTGAAAAGAATTGGATGCCTATCCTTGACATGCCTTATCACTTTGTTAAATGGGCTATGCCTACTGAGATTGTTAAGGCTAATCCTGATAAGTCTGAGTGTGAGCAGGTACTGGTAAAAGAAACTCCGCCGATTTCTCCTGATCAACGTGGTGGTACAAATGTAATTGCTTGGGGAGATTACTACATTGCCTTTACTCATGAGGTTGCACTTTGGAAAAATTATTTAAATCAAAAAGATTCCGTATACAGACATCGCATGATTGTCTGGGATAAAGAATTTAACTTTGTAGGTATTACATCCCCCTTTTCTTTTTTAGATACACCAATTGAGTTCTGTGTAGGGGCTACTCTTATAAAAGGAAAGTTAGTATTAACTTTTGGAGTTCAAGATAATTGTGCTTTCCTTCTTGAAGTTCCTAAGAAGGTTATTAATGAAATGATTACGGAGTCCATGTCTTATGGAAATTAAAGATGTAGCCTTAAAACTGGCTGAAAATCCTTTTGATGCCGAGATTAACTTTAACCTGGCTGCTGCTTATGAAGAGCAGTTGCAGTATGCATCTGCTGCAGGGTTTTATTTAAGAGCGGCTGAATACGGGTACAAGACTCAACCACTAATTACATATACCTCGTTATTAAAGATGGCCCTGTGTTGGGGTGCCCAAGGAGACAGAAATAAAACTGTATACAACAACATTATGCAGGCCATTGCCTATTTACCAAATAGACCAGAGGCTTACTTTTTATTGTCTAGAATTAAAGAGCGCAACAGAGAGTATCAAGAGTGCTTTACATATGCAGAGTTAGGTTTATTATTTGCAACTAATGCTCACAATCAACCACTTCCAGGGTACGTTGAATACAACGGCACATACTGCTTACTGTTTGAAAAGGCTGTTGCTAGTTGGTGGGTTGGACGCAGAGATGAAAGTAAAGCCTTATTCCAGCACCTACTAGATGATTACTCTATGACTGAAGAGTACATAAATGGATGTCTTAATAACCTAAAGTTGTTTAACTAATGTTTCCTAATTGGTTTAAAGATGTAGAAAAGTACTTTAGACATGTGCCAAGTGTTCCACTTCGTGCACTGCAAATTGGAACCTACACAGGAGACGCCACCGAGTGGCTCCTTAATAATCGAGAGATCGAATACCTAGATGATGTAGATACGTGGGAGGGCAGTAAAGAGACCGCCCATGAATCTTTGGATTTTGTTTCAGTAGAGGCTTACTATGATTCAAGATTCCCAAAGGATGGAAGAATCTTAAAGCACAAGATGACCAGTGATGAGTTCTTTATTCGTAACGCTAGTTCATATAACTTCATATACATAGATGGCGACCACACCGCCCTACAGACCGCTATGGATGGTTTAAATGGCTTCAGGCACCTGGAATCAGGTGGGGTGATGGCATTTGATGACTATCTATGGAACTACGGCGGTAAGGAGTACCTAGAGCCTAAAAGGGGCGTTGACTGCTTCCTCAATGTCTGTAAGGGTGAATATAACATCATTGAATCTGGCTATCAGGTATGGATTGAAAAGTGTTAGATAACGCCTGCTTTGAAGTCTTTCATATTGATACTGGAAATAGATTAAGAAACAAATCTTATGAGGGCATTTTAAAATCTATGTCTTTTTTGCCTCGTCTTGGCTCCCCTACTATATACTTAAATACCGCTGATAAGGCTGAAGCATTTGTTAATCAAACACCTAAATTTAAAGTAAATACAGTTACTGACTTTTGTAAGCCAGGGGAAACTTTTCCACCAAGTTCTGGGGTTGTGGGAGTTTGGGCAAGTACTTACTTGGCTTATAAAAAGTTTTTAGAATCTGATAAAGATGTGTTAATAATTTTTGAAGACGACATAGTTATTAGTAAGAATTTTAAAGTTATTGCTAAGATGTACATGAATGAACTTATGCCTATATGGGATTTCTTTTCACTTTTTGTTCCTGATGATTCTTTGTTTGCTTATAATGAATCTGAGCATGACTTAAATGAAAAGTATATTTGTAAATCATATCAACAGTGGTCTTGCGCTGGGTACGCAATTAGTAGACGGGGTGCAGAAAAGACTATTGCTGATGTTGAATTTAAAGGAATTAACTGCCCTATAGATTGGTATATATTTAATTTTCGAATAAAACAAGAAGAGAATCAAATAAAATTTAATACCTATACAGTAAAACCACAGGTGTATAAACCTATAAAGTTTTTATTAGAGGCAGCGCAATACAGTCAAATTCATAACGGTAGTACAGAATTACTTTAGTTACATTCCACCAAGCATTAGTACATCTGAAACTGAGGCTGTTCCTGAAGGAGAAGTTCCTGCCGTACCTTGAATTGCAGATCCTTGTACACCTTGAGAACCTAAAGTTCCTTGAGTACCTTGTGTACCCTGTGTACCAGCACCTGTAGTACCTTGAGAACCGAGTGTACCTTGAGTACCTAAAGTTCCTTGAGTACCAGTAGTTCCTTGGCTACCAACAGCACCTTGAGCACCAACAGTTCCTTGAGTACCTAAAGTTCCTTGAGTACCAGTTGTTCCTTGGCTACCAACAATGCCTTGAGAACCTTGAGTACCTTGAGTACCTTGAGTACCTTGAGTACCCTGTGTTCCCTGGGTTCCCTGGCTACCAGTTGTACCTAAAGTTCCTTGTGTACCAGCGGTTCCTTGAGCACCACTAATATTTTGATAATTAAGAGAAGTCCAAGCAGTTGTACCATCACCAATTTTAAATTTACCTGTGTCAGTTTCAAATCCAGATTCACCAGAAAACAGGATTGGATTTGCAGAAGTCCACTGTGCTGCTGTGCCTCTGCGAGATTGAATTCTTAGTGTTGACATTGATGATCTCCTAGATCTTTAACTTGCAACTTTTTACGGTTGTTGTACAACTCCTGCATCAATTCCTGTTTCAGTATAAACAGTATTGTAGGCTCCAGCATCTAAACTTGCGGTATAAACTGTAGAAAAAATTCCACCATCATAAAAATCAATTGGTGGACCATCTGGATATAAAGCAGTGCTCCATACTCCACCACCATCATATTCAGAGGTGTAATCTGAGTCTGGATAACCCCCGTCAGAGGTTGCTCCATAAGATGCTGTGCTATATAAGCCACCATCAATATACAGAATTTCCTCTGTTTGACTTGTAGGAAGAAATTCAAGCCAAACAGAGCCGTTATAAATCTTTAGACGTCCTAAAGATGTATCAAAATAAGCATCTCCAACATATCTACCAGTAGGTGTTGAACCTCCTGCAAACAGGTTTAATGGTACGAGTGCTTTTTTACTCACGTATTAAGCCTTAACTACTACCCTGTATGTTTCACCTGAAACAGGAGCAACTGCAAATCCGATAGTTACAGCAGATGTAGTTGATGCAACTACATCAGTAACTACTTCGTTGTAGGTAGCGTCTTGAACAGTTACTAACACATCTCGTGTTCCAAGACTGTGTGTAATTGTAAAGGTTGTTGCTGAATATGGAGATACTGGAGTAATAGTCTCTGCGTAAGTTCCAAGTTGACCAGAGGTACCTTGAGTTCCAAGAGTTCCTTGTGTACCTTGAGCACCAAGAGTTCCTTGGGTTCCTTGTGAACCTACAGTTCCTTGTGTACCTTGAGCACCAAGAGTTCCCTGGGTTCCTTGAGTACCTAATGTACCTTGAGTACCTTGTGCACCAGTTGTACCCTGTACACCAGTAGCACCGTCTAGGTTAATTGACCATGCAGAGTATGTTCCTGAACCTCTAACGTCATTAACGTTTACGACGAGTGTGTCAGTGTTTGCTGTGTAACTTACTACAGTTGCAGACATGTTGTTGTTTACATCGTAAGCAACTACTACGTCTTGACCTACTGAGTATGAAAGATTTGGATCAACCAGTACAAAACTTACGTTGTTTGCTACTGCAATTGAACGTGTAGTTGTAGAGGTTGTCTTGTAGCGATCAGATTGTCCTTGAACACCTTGAGCACCTAGTGTTCCTTGAACACCTTGAGCACCAAGAGTTCCCTGTGTGCCTTGAGCACCAGTTGTACCTTGGGCTCCAAGAGTTCCTTGTACGCCCTGTGCACCAAGAGTTCCTTGAGTACCTTGAGAACCAACAGTACCTTGTACTCCTTGAGCACCAAGAGTTCCTTGAGTACCTTGAGAACCGACAGTTCCTTGGATTCCACCAGTACCTTGAGTACCATCTGTACCTTGAGTACCCTGCGCTCCTAGTGTTCCTTGAACGCCTTGAGTTCCCTGAGATCCAACAGTTCCCTGAGTACCTGTTGTGCCCTGTGTACCTTGAGCGCCTGTTGTACCTTGGGCTC